TCCAGAATCACCGATTCTAGAGTTAAATCCAGTAGCACTGTTAAGAATAAATTCGCCCTCTTGGAATCCTCCGCTTGGTCCGTTCTCAATATTAAGAAGGTCAATGTAGTCAGTACCAGAATCCACAACAATACCAGTTGCTTCAGAGATAATACCTCTGACCCTGTTACCAACTAAGGGGAAGATACCACCGAGTTCAGAGAACTGAACACGAGTAATTAAAAGTTGAGTGAATGTAATATTTCTGAACTTAATTCTAGAAGGTGCCTTTGGAGGTTCAGAGAATACAATAGAAGGACCTGCTGTAGAGAATGAATCTCCAGGTGCCTGTGCGACACCATTAAGAAGAACAAACATCTGATCTTCAGTCGCAGTAATAGAACCACCCTCAACATTCAGTGGGAATTGAGTTCTGATACCATCAAAGTCTTCGGAAATGTTATCAATCTTCTTAACGATAGAAGTTAGAATTTCCTCAGAGTTAGTAAGTCTCTTCTGTCTGAATAGGACTTCAGTGTTATTAAATTGTGTGTATATTGGTTGTGCGTTAGCAAATGATGTAATCTGGTTAATATTAGTGAATGCGTTGATATTAACTTCTTTAACAAGATCAGATACAACCTTTCTTCCAGAAATATCCTTACCACCAGTGATTGATAGTTCACCAAATAGGTTGAATCCAACAGGGTGGTTTGTTTCTAGTACAGGTTTTCTCCACTGGTTGATAGGTGTTTCAGACTTAATAACGTAGGAGAAGTTCTGATAGAAGTAACTATCTTGAATTTTCTGAACGATTTCAGATGGTTTACCAACGTCATCGATAAACTGACCTGGAGTATTAGTTAGTGAGTCAATATTAAGAGTACCACGAGCGATTGAAAGGTTATCAATCAAACCAGAAGCACGAGAAACTTCACCAGTTACACGCTCACCTGGGGTCCAAACACCATCATAGTTCTCAAGTTTAAGGATTCTAGGTCCAATCTGCCAACCTTGGTTAGTAGAAACATAACCTGTAGCAGATGCAAGTTCAAGTGAAGAACCTTGATAAACAAGTTCACCTTCTAAGAAACGAGATGTTTCAACGATAGCAGTTGCTTGACCACCAAACACTTCGGTTAAGAGAATCTGTCTACCTTCACCTTGTGTCAAGAATGTGATGTAAGAACCAGATTCAGCGTCAAGTTTAGTAAGTGAGATTCTAAGTTGGTCAGATTCAAGACCATTTGCCTCTCCAGCAATAGCATAGTAAGTCTGAGTAGAAGATAGACTGACCAAACCAGCAGAACTTGGTTTTGGTAGAATACCAACTGTAGATCCAAGATCTTCTGCTCTCAACTGGATTTCAGCACCAGTCGTAATACCGTGTGGGAAGTTAAACTGTAGGTAACCGAGGTCAATGTTAACAACGTAGTTAAATTCTGACTTAAGTGTGACTGAAGGTTCAGAACTGTATCCTGCACCAGGATCTTTGATGATAACTTCACTAAGACGATTATTCTTAACGATCGCTTCAGCAGCAGCACCTGATCCACCACCACCAGAAATAACAACAGCAGGTGTAGAGGTGTAACCAGAACCAGGGTTTGTGATCTTGATTTCTGCAAGAATAGCGGTATTAAACAACTGAAGGTTCACTGGGAAAGTGATTTCAGGTCTCAAAGTATAGTCGTGAGAATAACCGAAACCAAATTCGTTGTTCTTAAGTTTCTTGATACGTCCGATACTCTTACCTTGTAGGAATACAGAAGCACCTGAACCTTCAGAAGGAATCACAACATCAAGAATACCACCTGAACCAGCAAGTAGAGGTCCAAGAATTCCAGAAATAGAGTCAATATCTATAGATGCTGTTGTATATCCTTTACCAGCAGAGGTTAAAACAACGCTAGTGATAACACCAGTGAAGTCTCCATCATCAGTAACAGTGATATTACAACTTGCACCTTCTCCATCTCCTGAAATAGGTACGTTATAGTACACACCATTAACATATTCAGTACCACCATTGGTGATACGAACCTTTTCAATCTCTCTGTTAGACGCAATATCAGTAACGATAGGTAATTTCTGATAGAATCCACCTGGATTCACCAATTTAATGGTTGAAATAGGTCCAATTGCCTTAATTGATGTTGTAGAGTAGATAGAACGTGGAAGTCCAAACTCATTATTGCCTACAGGAGCGTTAGATTTCTCTGGTTCAACAAGAAGTGGGAAGTCAAACTCCAATCCATCACTAGAAACGTTAGAAATAGTGAATGTTCCTGCATAAGGAGACTGAATAACGTCAATAAATGATCCCTCACCAACAGGAGAGTTGTCTGCTGAGGTTCTAGATGGGTCAAAGTAGTATGAGATGTTAGTAATATCTTCATTGATGATAAATTTAACCAACGGAGTCGGTGAATCATCATCAGTAAATCCAGGTGTACCCTCTCTAATGATGTTAATGAATGGATATTCCAGTTTATACTGGTTATCTCTAGAGAATGACAGGAAGTATCCAAGGTTAGAAGGATCGTCAAGGTCAAAGAGATACTGATGTCCTCTAACAAATAGGAACTTAGGATGCTTAGCGTAGATATTAATGTTAGAAACAGAAGAACCTGTACCTGAGAAGGTAGGATCCTGAACAGCAGTGCTTCTTATACGGAATGTGAAGTCTCTACTAGTAAATATTTCCTCAACAAAGAATGAACCGTTATATTCATTAGTAGCGAATCTCTCAGTAAAGATAATATCATTTACTTCATAGTTGTGTCTGCTAGTAGCAGAGCAGTAAACAAGGTCAGTATTTGTTAGTGCTTGTGAAGGAACAACGTCTTTATTGAGTTTTGCCTGAAGATTGAATTGTTTAACACCAACAAGACCACCAAATGTTGCAATCTTACCAGTTGCATCTACAGCAAATGTCAAGTTAACAGCATCAGCATCAATGGTGTCTCCTTTAATAAAGGTGGAGTCAGCATAGATCTGTTGAATTCTAATAGTATAGTCAGCAGAATTGAAAGGTTTCCAAGATGCAAATGCTGCAAGAGTACCAGATCCGTGAACACTGTTCGCCAAATCTACTTGGAATGAACCTGCAGTCGATGTGAATGCCCAGTTGATATTACCATCAGAGACAGTACCTGATGTGTGTACAGGAGCAACAGCACCTGCAGTAGCAGTTGTACCAGATGTATAGATCTTACCGTTACTATAAACAACATCACCAACTGTATAGTTCTGATTTTCCTCCCAAACAGGAGTTGTGGTAAGAACGGTGAACTCTTTGTCCATCTCGTTCACATCACCAACAGTTGATTTTAGAAGTTTAGAGGTATCAAACGTACCAATAATCTTACCGATCTTACAAGAACTTGTTCCAACCTCAACGACAGTACCGTATGCAGATACAACATCATTACCACCAATCACAGAATACTGTTGAAGTATTGACCCTTTAGTAAAGGTAGCATTCTGATTGAATGTGAGTGTCTTAACAAGGTCAATAGTAGAGTATTTTGCATCTCTAATATAGAACTTAGGAATAACCTTAGTAGTAAGAAGCAATTTCTTACCACCCTGTGTAGGAATAGTTGCAGTTCTAGTTGCGTATGACTGGTCAGTAGATGTAACTGTATAAACTCCAGGGACGTGGGTTGATACAACATCTGAGTAATCAAGGATCTGAATACCAGCAGGACCTATTAACCAGGGGTTAACAGCAACCGACTGGGTATTAAACGTATAACTGCTGCTGGCGGCGACGTTTATGGTATGTCCTGTCTCTACATCATTCAGGGTGAATGAACCAAGTTTTGTCTTATCTTTGTCAATCTTATAAATGAATGCTTTATCAACTGAGTTTGTTCCAGTAACAAGACCAGCAGTGAATGCATCTATGTACTTAGCAGAAGGTGTAACAACAAAGTTGTCAATCCAACCGATCCAGTTGTTAGTAGAACTTGGAGTTGAGATAGGACCAAGTGTTGCCTGCATCATATTAACGTCAACAGTAGCACTGTTAACTGAATGTGCTTCTACACCATTAATGTAGATACGATAGATGTAAGAACCAACTCCAGGGCGTTGCTTAGAAATAGCAACGTGAACCCACGCTTCAGAGTTAAATGTAGTCCAGAATGTTGTACCAGTAGAATATGAGGTAGATCCATTAAGATCAAGGAAGATCTTACCGAAATTAGCACTACCTGAAGTACCATCGACACCAACCTTGACTTCTTGACTTAACTGAGAGACAATACCGAAGAATTCTGGGTTAGATGCCTGTGCAGCATATTGAGTATTGCCAAGAGCAAACCAACCTTCCATTGTCCACTCAACACTAATATCAGCAGTTGTACCATACTGAAGGAGCATTGAGTTAGAAGCATCAAGTTTCAGTGAAGATGCACCATTGTAGAACTTAGTATTATCAATAACAGCGTTGCCTGTGGCAGCCCACTGCTTGTTTGTACCAGTTCTTAGAGTGTCATTGTATGTTTCATCAAAGATGTTGTCTGCAGTGTTCCAGTTGAAGATAGCAAGTTGATCTGCCTCAACTTTATTACCAGCAATCAAAGTATCGCCAGAGTTGTCATTTGCAACACAAGTGGCGTGATAACCAATACCATTTGTCTCCGATACTTCAGCAGCAGAGAGAACAGAACTAGTATTCCAAGAAATCTTGACACTAATTGATTGAACAGCGTTGAAATCTCTTTCAACAACTGCACTGAGGTCAATATTACCAAATACATCAAAAGTGACCCCTGCATTCTTGATAGAAGTGTAAGTTCCAGTAGGAACGTAAATTTTAGCAGTTGCTACTTGTGTATAGTCTGCATTATCAAATTTAGCGTAAAGAACACCGTAGTTCTTAGCATTTGTATCAATAGCAGTTGCAGTTACATAAACTGAACCATATTCATCAATAGCAAATGTAGGATCAGCAAACTGATAAGCACCAGATTCGATTTGCTTAGACCACTGTACTTCAATAGTAGCAGTATCGTAGTATGTCTCACCAATAATGATATTGGCGGCACCTGCAGGATCAGAGATACCACAGAAGAGGAATGTATCATTGGTTCTCCACTCAATCTGATGAAGATGCTCACTTGCAGCGGCAGAAGCGATCTTACGCTTCTCCATAACAGATCCATCAATATCCATCAATGCAACCCACATATCGTCAGGTGCAGTGGAGTTTGAGTCAGTATGACCAGCAATCATCACACGACCATCTTGGTCGAGTCTGATATTAGAAGCATAGTCTCTTCTGGTAGATCCAGAGATACCAGCAATGTCACGCTGCCACTGAATAAGACCATCAGGATTGTTGGCATTGTCAAAACCTGACTGATACTTAGCAACAACAATGTCAGGGTTGTGAGTTAGGTTACTAATATTTGGAACAGTCTCACCGACAACATAGATGTTATGAGGATTAGAGTTCTCAATATGAAGTGACTTCCACTGCAATGACTTATCATCAGTTGCAGGAACGGTAGGAATTAGAGTACGCTTCCAAAGCAATCTACCATCGCTATTAAACTTAGCAAGAACACCTGCTGTATCGCCACCTACAACTGTTGTCTTACCACAGACATAGAAAGTACGATCATCAGCAACTTTGATGTCATTGATAGTAAGAGTAGAACCTGCTTCTTCAAGGAATGCTAAGAAGTAAGTTGCTTTCTTGAATCTCTGAGGATGAGAAACACGAATCTGTGGAGGATTAGTTTCAGAGTATCCTGAACCAGAGTTAATAATACTTACAGTTCTTACAGCACCACCTTCATCTCTATTGATGTCAATATTGAAATCTTGACCAGAGTCAGTAATGATCTCATATGTTGGAGGAATGTCCTCAGAATATCCAAGACCTTCCTGATCAACAGTAACTCTTTCAACACCATCGATCACTTTCACTCTGAAAGTCTTATTGGTGTCATCAAGAATAGGTGTGGAGTTAATAATGATCTGATCATCTACACGCAGTTCGTGCTCAGTTGCAGTAGTGATACGTCCATATGGGCGATCATTTGAGATATAAGAGTTGAAACCTGCAATATCTAAACCTTTAACCGCTTCAACTTTTGCGGAGGCTCCGAAACCATCAGTTCCCTCGTTATCAAAGTATAGTTTATCATTGACTTTATATGATATACCTGGGTTCTCAACCACGAATCCGTCAACTTTAGCGTCTTCGAACTTGGTCGTAGTCTCAATATCAATATCAACAACTGATCTTGTAGAAACTTTAGGGTAGTAATCAAATAATTGTAGTACGGGTTCTTCAGTGATCTGAATAGGTGTGGTGTCTTCAAGGTTATTGATAAGACCATCTCTATTAGTATCTTCAATTTCGAAGATAAGATCCTCACCAAGTTCAGTAACAAGAGTATCAGTTGCTTGGTTAGGTGTACGATCAATATCAATATCCACATCCTCATAAGGATCACGGAATCTAACCACATCAGCAGGGATATTGGTCTGTACAGCATCTTGAGAGAAGTTCCACTCATCAGGTGATGAATACAACTGAGGTCCACAAATGTATGGGAATATAGGATTACCAGCATCAGTTGCGTCGATTGCTACGAAATAAGCGTAAACACCCTCAGGGAACTGAGGAGTCTTACAGAAACGACCGTTATACTGGTCTAAATCACCCTCTTGGAAAACATATTCATAATCATCAATGAATGATCCTGCAATATAATTGCTAAGAAGAGGACCATCTGCGCGAATTGGGGTAGGGTTAGTATCAACATCGTACAGAAGTACAGGTTTAATTCTATAAGATGAACGAATTCTTCTAACACCAGATGACTGGTCAGTAGCATCAATGTAACCGTAAGGTCCGTAGATAGGGTTACCATCGAAAGCCCAACCCAAAATAGGAGAGTGTTGGTATCCAGTCGAAAGTTCTTGTAATTGCTGTGTTGACTGATTCTTGAATACGTTATCACCAAGAACATATCTTAGTTGCTTAGGATCTGAAAGGTGTGCATATTCACCACCATATTGTGTATTATATCCTGCAAACACATAACCACGTGCTGTATCAAAGTTTGCTCCAAGTTCATCCTGAAGGTTTCTAGTCCACTCAAATACAGTTGCAGTAAATGCTGCTAGTTCACCAACCGCTCCCAAGCGAATAGTAGTATTACCAGTAGTATAACCAATACCTCTGTTTATAACAGTAACACCAATAACTTTACCTCTATCCTCACCAACAGTACCGATAGTTGCTCTTGCAATGGCACCGTAACCGTCTCCATTGATTACAATCTCAGGAGCAGTTGTGTATCCTCTACCTGCAGCAATGATAGCGATAGAAACGATTCTACCGTTAATGATGATTGATTGAGCAACAGCACCTTCACCAGAGTTCAACTTAATAGTAGGAGAGGCAGTGTAAGTGGAACCTGTGTTATCAATACTTACAGATTGAATAGGACCACGTACCTGCGCGGTAGCAGTACATCCAGTACCACCCCCACCAGAGATGGAAACATCAGGTTGTGATGTATATCCTTGACCTGGGGTCTCAACAAGGATCTTAGATACTATACCATTGGTAATAACAGCGGTAGCAGTAGCACCGAATCCACCACCACCCACGATAGAAACAAGAGGACTAGAAGTGTAACCAGTACCCCCGCTAGAAACTGAGATCTCACTTAATGCACCGTTAACAACAACACTTGCGCTGGCACCACTACCGCCACCACCATTGATTTCAATAACAGGAGGATTAGCAGCATCATACCCAGTACCAGGGTTATCAATAGTTATACCAGTCAATCCACCAAACTTAATCTTAGTCTGTGACTTATAAGACCAAGTAGATACACCGTTTACCCAAGCACCAATAGGACCAAAGGATGTGTCTGTACGTCTAGAGATTGTATTGATAACTCTAGGAATACGGATCAATTTACGCTGGTTTCCAGGAAGTAGCGCAGATCCTAAGAAAGGACCAACCTGATAGTTTGGAATACCAGAGGATGCAATGTATGCATACTGATCATTGAAGAATGTATTCTGTACGTTGGTAGTAAAGTCTCTGATAGCAACGCTAATACCCTCTTCAGGTGACTTACCTTTGTTGAGGTCAACAGAAAGAAGGATATTACCCTGTGGTGAGTTAGGGGCAGGGGCAGGAATATTATATTCAAACAGTGTATTACTAATACGGGAGGTTACAAAGAAGGTACCGTTAAACACAGTTGGGTTTGCACCGTAGATTGTAACAGTGTCACCAACCAGTAGACCGTGGTTATTAGAGCAAGTAACCGTCGCAGTCTGATTATTAAGACCACCAGGGACGATATTGGCAATATTGATTAGTTTTTTAACGTTGTACAACCAAGAAGTGACTCTTTGGTCATTAGAAGTCGAACCAAGTGATGCAACGTTTAGTTTGTCACCAGGAAGATAGTATGAACCATTGTCAGACAATACAGTGGATTCTGCATCAGCAATACCAAGAACACGTAGTTTACACTCAGTTTCAGTGCCACGGTTTACATAAACGAAGATGTCAGAGTAAACAATAGTACCAGCATCCCAATCTTCAACCACACCGTTCTTAGAACGAGTACATTCGATGAACTGGTTTAGTGTTTTCTCTTTATACTGTACAACTTCATCGTCATTGATACGGATTGTACCGTTTCTTTCTGGCCAACCGATAGTAGAGTCAACTGTAATAATGGACTCAGTAGTAGAAAGTTCCTCAACAAGGAGTGTTCTGTATGGGATAGTAAAAGAACCCTGCAGTGTTTCCTCAGAAATTGCAAGTTCATATACAGTACCAACACCAGTATCGATGGCAATAACGTTCTCAATCAGTGCAGATGCACCTTTTACACCAGTATCAACAGGATCAACATACTGAATCAACTGTGAATCGAGTAGATTCTCAAGTGAACCTTCCAAAAGTTCTGCTCTGAGAACGGTATCTACGTTCCAAGTTGCAGCAGATGGTTTGATAATCTCATCTTTAGGATAAGAAACATCAACATTTTCAGAGTAAAGTATCTTAAAGAGGTACTGTGTGGAGATTTTCGTACCTTTCGATGCGTAAAAATCACCAATAGTCTTAATAATCTGCGGAGCATTAACTTTATTGTAGTCAATTTCCGCGTTTGGAAGATATTGATTTACGAATCTTCTGTATAATTCCTTAGCAAAAAGATTATCTAGATTACTAATAGTGCTTCCAACAGCGTGAGAAGACTGTTGTAGATCGGATTCTTTGCTGTATATCTGATGACCTGCTTGGTCAAAGGAAGTAACGGCAGATACTCCGCGTTTTACGTTGACGAATGCTGATGGTTCGTATCCTACTCCAGAACTATGGATAGTAAAACCTGTAATCTCTCCAAAACCAACGTCACAAGACGCTTCTGGTGCAGGAGGAGCAGCGATAAAGACCTTAGGAGGTTCTGTATCAGAGTATCCAGTACCAAAGTCAGTGATATTAATGTCAGTGATTTCACCGTTGAAGATGGTAGCAACTGCTGTTGCACCAGTACCACCAATAGGTTGATTGTTAGAATCCTTTCTATTATCAACGATATACACAGATGGAGCATCGGTATAACCCTTACCACCTGTCAATAGTTCAATATTAGTAACTCTACCACCAGTACAAGATACATCAAGGATCTGTGCACCAACAGGGTCAATAATCTTTGCCCTGATGTTACCTTCATATCCTTGACCTGAAGAAATAAGATTAATGCTTGTTACTCTACCGTCAGCATCAAGAATTGCCTGAGCAGTTGCATTAATAGCATTATCTCCAGTAGGAGGATCCATATACACCAAAGGTGCAGTTGTGTATCCTGAACCATTGTCTACGACTGAGATTGATCCTGCAACGATTGATCCGTTTTCGACTGTAGGATTGGTGCAAGTAGCACCACCAGGATTAACAAACTTAATTGAAGGAATGCGGTCATATCCACTTCCTGAAGAAGTAACACGCAGTTCTGTAACACCTTCGATTTCATCAGATACAATTGCTGTAATAGTTGCTCTACTGCCTTCTGCATCAGAAGGTGCATCCACAATTACCACAGGAGGATTGTTAGATGAATAACCTTGACCAGCAAATAGAAGTTGAGTGTTCTTGATACCATTTACAAGTGCTTCGGCAGTAGCACCAGAACCAGGACCTTTATTTGACTGAATAGTGATCTTGGGAGCAAAACTTACTCTGTAACCACTACCACCATTTCTAACAAGGATGTCATTAACTGATGCATTTACGATTTGGGAGACTGCTGACGCACCTGAACCAAATTCAGGAGCAATCAGTTCAACAGATCTTACGTCAATTGTAGCATTTTGTGAAACAGGTTGCTTGAAGATGATCTTATCTTCAAAAATTGTGAATTCTTCGAACGGTCTCTTCTCTGTTCTGTTGACAACAACGATCGCTGCCACAGTAGAAAGAGGACTGTATGCTTGAGTGTTGAGTTTTAGTGCAAACTCAGTAGCATCAACAGCAACTGTAATGGTGTCCAGAGAACGGACTGGAACGCTTGTGTAACCAATCAGATAACGAATGGTATTGACTGCACCTGTCAACACCCCTGTAGTCGGTGCTGGAGGGTTTACAAAGCGTATCTTGTCTCCTTCAACGAAGTAATCCCTGTCAGGGAACATAAAATCGTTATTTACGATCACCAAAAGGTGATTTGAAGACTGAGGTGAAACTGGTTTACCTAACTGTCTTAAATTAAATTCTGTCTTTGCACTATCAAACTGAGTATTGATAGGTTCAAATTCTTGTACTTTTCTATCAAATTCTTGTTTATTGACCCCTGGAGTGAAAACAATGTCAGGAGAATGTGTTACAGACTCGTAATATAGAACTTCATTGTCAATTTTTATAGTACCATCTTTCTCTAAGAAGTAGTTTACATTCTCAGCAATAATTTTATTCTCTGTAGCATCAACCGCTTCTAGTACAGCAGATTCAGACGACAAGAAATTTGGATCGAATTCACCCGACCCAATGTCAACATATGAAAGTATATTGTTTAAAATGTCGTAAGGACGACCTGATTTCTCCTGCGACTTGTAGTATTCTGTCAACAAGTTCACGAACTGGTCGTGATCCTCCTTGATAAACGCAGGAATCTGACTACTCAGTCTTTGAGAGACCTTAATTGCTGTGTTGTGTGCAACCATTTTTTCGTATTACGGTCTTAGAAACAGGAGTTAAACTCGGGAAGTTCAAATACTGTTGTTGGATAATCAATGATATTTAGTGGAGTTCCGTCAAAGTTAATTGCAGTAAAGTCATATGGATCAAATGCTCCAATGTTACTGCCATCAATTGTGTAATCAACTGTTGTGACAATCGGGTTAAAGATTGATGGGTCAACACCAGAACCAATGTTGATATTTGGTGATTTTGGAATCACAGTAACTGGAATACGATTTGTTCCGTCAGGAGTAGAATGTACATCTACAGGACCGACACAAACGATTCCATTCTTGTAATCTACAGTTCCCACTGAAGATTGAAGTGTAACTTCTTTTTCATCCTGTTTTGTAACCATAATGAGGTTGCCATAACCGTCATCACGGATATTTACAGGTAAAAGTGCCGAAGTATCATTATCAATGAACGATGTTGATGAAATTGAGTTGGAATCTGTACCTTGAATGGCAATAAGGTTCTCTGTGTATCCAGTAGCATAGAATGTGCCAGTTTTTACACTGGAATACTTGGGTAAACAAGTTCCGTCACCACCACCATTACCTTTAGTTCCTCCAGAGAGGTCATTGGGATTCTCAATCTCATTTTCAAAGTCAACACACTTGGAGAATGTTTGACCAAATTCAAATCCATCAATGTTCATACCAAGTGTCATATGAGTGATGTTACCGCTAATAGCAGGATCTGAATCATCAATCATTCTCTGATAAGCAGAGATGTCAATACGACCACTGAATCTGGATGAAGAACCCTGCTGATTGTACTGATCTACAGATCCAAGGATAGTTGTTGCAACTTCGTTGTTAGACAGGTTAGTCTTAGTGCCATCAAAGAACGCCCAAGTCTTAGGTCTGATATAAAGTGAAATAGGATCAATAATTACTGGTTCAATAGCAGCAATCGCATATTTCTGTAAATCATTCTTGATACGCTTCTTCGTAGTGGTGTTTAGTGCAGCACCAGACTTAGTACGGATAGCAACGTACACCTTTCCGTACACAGGAGGATTAAGACGCTCTCCACCATATGCAGTCACTGATCTTGCAGGAGGATATACTTTCTTAGTGATATATTCGTAATCAGACTCAGTAACTGCTCTATTCTGACTGTTAAACGCCCTAGGAGCGTTGTATTTGATGGATAGGGTATTCTCTAACGCTTCACCGTCTTGAGACCCGTCTATGGTCACCAGAGAGATGCCTGCATTGTTGATAAAACGCCCTTCACTGTCCTGAACTCTACCAATGAAGTTAAATCGCTTACATCCGTTTGCATCAGGACCATCAGTGCGAATATACTTCATACGGATGACTTCACCAGAAATCAACCTACGACAAATAACACCATCACCAAAGATGACGTTATAACGTAGATCATCAGTCTCTTCTAAGAAATAACCACGAGTTGTACCGTCTACATCAACAATATTCTGTACAAGATTGTAAGTATCGATTTCTGTTGACTGTGCATTAGGAGAAATTGACACAAACAGCAAAGAAGTATCAACACTCTCTGCAGGAACTAGGTATTCTCTTTTGTTAACGTCATCAACTGTGTAAGAGAACTCAAGAGTGTTTCCTTGATAGATGATAACCTTATCAAACGTCGCAACACCATCAGATTGATTAACAGTTGCTCTGATCTCGTTAGGGAGAGTGAACGTGAATGGATCACCATTAGTAGTAGATACAAAAACATCTCCTGCTTGGAGAGAGACTTGCGTCGGATATGAGGTACCATCACCAAGTGCTGCGGTTTGAACACTGAATCTAACACACGCTTTACTTGCTTTGATTGATCTTGGGGTATAGTTTAGTTGCTTTGCGACCTTGACAACGTTGTCTCTAACAGTTGCACTCTCAAGGAACGCCTCATTCATCGCCATATTAGCGTTGAAGGCAGCATAGTATGTGTTATATGATAATACGTCCAATAGATATGACGCAGAACTACCATCAAAGTCATAGTCCGTGAACTCGTTTCTCGTTCGCAGATATGATCTAATAGATTCTCTGATTTCTGTAAAATCTAATGAGGTTAAATTTGAGGGAATTGCTGCCATTTTTACGCCTTCTCTAAGAGGAAGTCAATAGTTTGAACTAGTTGTTCACCGATGATTGTGTAATCAATCTCAACTTGTAGTTCATTGTCGTTATCAACATTACAACGAACATCATTAACTATCACTCTTGGTTCTAAACGCTTTAGGGTATTCCTAATTTCGTCATTTAGACCTTCAATCATAAAAATATCGAAGTTCTCAAACAACATTGATCTAACACGAGAACCTGTGGTTGGTTGGAACGGTCTTTCACCGAACTCTGTCAACAACAGGTTCTTCATAGATTGTTTGATTGCGTTCTCGTTCTTAACCACAGAAAAATCTTCAGTATTGGGATTTGATTTCATCCCAATACCTAAATCTCTAAACTGTCTGCTTAGATTCCTGTCTGCTTTGAACCTGTACGCCACGATCTGATACTTGTTTTAAGTATTTATCAGCTCTAGGATCAGTTACTAAACATCTGCCCGATCGGATGAACCAATCTGCTTGATCAACCTTAACCATTTTGTTCTCCGTTTTTAAGTGAAGAACTTTTATAGTGGTTCCTATCACTGGTCATTTTATTTAGTATCCTTCCAAGTAGGAGGGTGAAATGAGCAATATTCGTTGAAGGTGATTTTCATCTCCTTGTCTGTTAGATTACAGTTCTTCGCTGCTTTAGGTAAGTTCCATTTCGCCTCGAATAACATTTCCATAGATTCTCGGGTTTCTGGTCTCACTTACCCTGACCCCTATACCTCTTGGTCTTACCATTCCGAGAGGTTGCTGTATATTTTGTGTGCCTTCCATTTCCTTGACGAGTCTTTTTAGGATTTGACTCAATAAAGACGCCTCCAGAGAGACCTGTTTTTGAACGTGCCATACGTGTTTTGAAACTACTCTAGAATTATAGCACAATTATCCTGCTAGGACATTAGGAGATCCATAAGCGATCTTAGACATACACGGATACCCTATGCTGACGGGCGGCAGACTGCCTTTACCTAAGTTATCACCCAATCTACCGATGGGTATCTTAAACGCCCTTACAGACTGATAGAACCCAGTATCAAGAACTCTAGGGTGACCACCTGCAAGATCCTCTGCAGTCAGAAGTGAACACACTGTTGGAGTTGGAATAATACAAGTCGCTTTACCACAAGGACACAAATAGTTAATAATATTCGTTGTTGGTGACAAATGAGGTGTAAAAGCGTCACCCAAAACCATAATAGGCAGTCCATTGACAAGAACCATCGCTCTAGCAGGGTTCAGAGCAGTCAAAGGTACCAAAGGAGTTGGTGGCCACAGGCAAGTCAGGTTTTTCATCACAATTCCTAACCTAACAGGAGGTGATTTACAAGGTTGTGTTGAGTGAATAGTAGCAGGAATTGGAATACCGTGTCCTGTACAAGGTAATCCATTATGATTTGCTACTGGTTTGTTTAATCCTAGTGCCATTAGTAACTTCCTAGATCACATTCGTCGAAATAAGGGTTCCCAAATCTATCTAGTGCCCTATCCATAAGAATAGTTGCACCTGTTAGGTAGTTTGTATAGTTCAATCTACCTCCAATCGGAGCAAGTTGGATGTTATTCTCGTTATCTGAGATAGCACCTGGGTCAAAAGAGATGGTTGAGTAGATCACATTTCTTAATGCAGCACAGTTAGTGAAGTAATTACTGAATGGAGCACTAGTACAAAGGTTACTTGCCCAGTTATCATTCGCATTTCCACTACTATCCCAAGAGTTATAGGTATCCAACACACCATCTACCACAAAATTATGCCAACAGGGTTCTGGGAACTTGCCTCCAGAGCAACTTGCGAGTTGAATTGTGTTGTATGTAAGGGAGTATGTAGTCTGAGCACCCGTATTTGGGTCAGTAGTAGTGTGTGTAGAGGTGCCTGTACCATAAGAACTGAAGTTTCCATTACCTAACCACGTCTCCAACTGCTCTAATTCTGTACCATAGAAGTCAAAAGTGTTCTCATCACCCGAATCTGGGACGAATGTGTACTGACCTTTACCAGTTTCATAGCATTTACCCTCTACATTTGACCCTCTCTTACAAGAATGCGACTTTCCTTTGCCTGGGGCACCCACAAAACGCGGTGCAGTAAGAGTTGGTTTGGGTAAATCCTTCAAAAAGTCAATAAAATCCGTGTTTATTGCCTCCCCTTTCTTCATTACATTACCTTCTACCTCTAAAGTCACCTTAACTTGTGCGGATTCTCTATCAGAACCACAGTATTTGTACGGAAGGAACCCAAAAGTACGTGAAACACCGTCCGTACCAATCTTTTCTTCGGGGCAAGGGATGTCAAAGAAGCGTCTGACGCCGTAAAGTGTGCTTTGTGCTACTTCAAGACAGTCTCCACCAAGTATTCCTGTCATACCATTGTTCATTCTTTGGTTAATTGTTCCAGATGCAGACTGACTTTCAGCAGTAACAGCAGCAAGTCTCTCTTCTTCCTTCTCAAGAGCAGGATTCCATTTCTTTGACTCTCTGTATATTTCACTTGGATTGATGTAATTTGAAATATTGTGCCAATCACTACCGATACCTGGGTCTAAACATTTGATTGGTAGTACGTCTTTACAGAACTTTGTCTTTTCAGTATCACTTTTTTCGTGTGCTTTGAGATAAGATGTCACATATGTGGATGTGACGGGTTCATCAAACTCCTGAACTGCATCAGCATACGCTCTTTTACCATCATCAAATAGTGAAGTGGTCGAAACAGGCACTTCATTACCGTTTTCGTCTGTCATAGAGGTTTGAATATCGACCATTGGCATATCTGGGTCATCCCACGTCTTATCAAACTGCTTTGTTGCCTCCTTCATCCCTGCTCCAATGAAATCGTCTTGTCTAGACTCGGTTTCCCTCTCTACAACGTAAACAATAACCTTATCACCAGGTGTATATCCTTTTCCCTTCTCAGTAATTGTTGCAGTCTTAACAGCACCAATCTCATTCAGTGTAATACGTGCTTCTGCTTGTTTGATCGATTTTGTGAACCCTGCATCAGTCAAAAACTTGTCATTCTTGATTTTACGGGTCAATTTACGTGCAGACTTCGTACTTTGATCAAATTCATCACTTGATTCAATGTTCACATTGTATTTTGCGAGTTTCGAGTCTTGAAATGCCTCAACAGTGTTCTCTGCGGTATCTGTGAACCCCTCTTCCTTCAATTCATCGGGAATAGACACAATTACATCAGGATTAACGTACCCCCGACCAGCATTTATGATCTCAATGGACCCAACACGCCCTTTTTTGTCAATAGTTGCAGTTAAAATTGCTTCATCGAGTGTTCTTCTAGGTATTAACGCTCTATTATCAATTTCTACCTTGAAATATGACAATTTCTTCGGAAATTCATAGACTCCGAAGAAAGCACCGCGATCTTTGATGCCATAACCCGCTAAAACAAGTGCAGTTGCACCATCATTGGCGGTAATGGTCTCATTGTAACTAAAAGTTTGCCCATTTCTTGCTTTTCTGTGTCTTAAACGCATATAACCGCACTTAAGTTCGTCTCCAAAGTACCTAACTTGACTAATACGCCATCCTTTGACGTTCTCACCCACTAAGAAGGCACCTTCAGAAGACGTATAACGGAAAAAGATCATCTCATCATCAGTTCCACAAGTCCAGAACGAATCAGCAATACCATCACCATTAGGTGCAGATACAGTTAAACGTGTCTTCTGTGTTTTCCAAGCATCCTCTCTAATCTTATAGTAGATACTCTTATATGTGATAGTGGGTTCTTCCTGCTGATCCCTAGCACCACTAATACAAGGAGCATCCGTAGTAGTGAAGTTAATACCAAATACAGGTCCCGCAAATGGATACTCAGTGTTATACAGATAGTACACGAACTGCCCCTCAAAAGCATCGTGGAATCCTAAGAACCTAGGCAGTGCACATTTGACTGCTCCGTTCTTACCAAAGTACCATTCAAAGTTTGCATTACTAGATGCAATGTCTGCTGCATTAGGATCACCCCATCCTTGTTGTGCAGGAGTCAGTGTTTCGTCTTCATATCTCCTTCTACTGTAACTAGTAGTGTAATTATACCAACCAGTACGGTCTACTTCACCAGTATCGACTGGACCACCAGTATCTACAACAGTTTTCTTCAGTCTAGGGGCAAATGCATTCATTACATACCCATAGATCCCTTGGTAGATATACTCTTCTTGAAAAGGTTGAGGAGAATTAGGAACTCCTGCCACCTGCTCGATATTAACCTCTTGTGCAGGGTTTATAGTATAAAAATCATCGACATCACCATTACTATTCTTCTTATAGTGATACAAAGGTAAAAGAGTTTCACCTGGATTCAGAGTATCCGATGGAGCACTATTACTTGTGTAGATATACCCTAAGAGTTCAACAGCACCAGAACTAGAACTAGAAAAGTAAGAATTATAGTTCGCACTATCATAATGTAGATAAAGAGGTTGTGATCCTGACTGACTGTTCTTACTTAAGTAGAATGACCAGATACCATTCCTAGGTTCTCTATTATATCTCCTCGGACTCTGGGGAGACTTGTCAGGCATTGATGGTTCGTACCAATAAGTATGATCCTCTCTTCTCCCGCTATAGAATCTATAAATTTCTCTTCTCTCTGCATCGCAGTTTGCAATACAGTTTTCTTGCTGTAATCCAATATAATATACCTCATCACGACCAAAGGCATAGGATCCAGGTCCCATACCCTCAATTGTTATCTGCCCATAAGGACTACCATCCTCGTCAGAACCTGAAAAGGACGGGTGATCATCAGTAGTGTATTGACGTTGGTAAGAATAAGAATCAATAGGATTCTCATAACTTCTCCCCGTTTCAATTATGAATATGCTCACTCTTTATTTGGGCAATATCTTCCTCAATTTTATTTAGTCGATCAAACAGAAGATCAAATAACTCTGCCAAGTTACGATGACTCTCCTCTCCAGGAGGTCTGTATTGAATCATATCAGGACCTTTCTGTAGAAACCCTTCCACAGTCTGTGATCTTGTCGCAAGATTCTTAATGCTTTCTGCGACCTTCTCAAACCTCCATTCTAGTTCTTGTTGATAATCATCGAACTCAGGTACTCCTGGGGTAGGTTGGTGGTCTCTGGGAAATTCAATACTCATTGGAAAAACTCATCTAGTACAGATACTTTGTTACTTACGAATGCATCTCCTTGACTATT